GAGGTAGCCAAGTACTGCTTCGAGGTACTGCTGCGCCAGGTGAAGCGGGCGCGCGCCGAGCACATCAAGACGGTGCTGCGGCGCTGCCGGCCAACGACCAAGACGCGACGGGCAGATCTGTTCTGCCATGGCTGGGTCGCCTCCGCGGTCTCGAAGGCCGAGGCGCTGGCGCTGCCTGAGGACGAGCAGAAAACGCTCGACGCCTACCTCGCGAAAACCTACCCGTCGCTGCGGGAGATCAAGACCACCAGCAGGAACGACAAGAAGCGCATGTCGGAAACCGACTGGCTAGATTTCGCCCGCGGTCACCGATCTGGCGCCGATGCGCAGCTCAACCGCGGTGTCGGCGCGAACGGCCCGGCTCCGGCACTGGAGGGCGCATGAAGATCCTCGACCAGTACGGGCAGCCAATCGAAACCAAGGCCCTTCGCGAGCCGCAGACGGCGGGCATCGGCACGCTGGCGCATGAGTGGATCCAGCACGGCATTTCGGCCGGCCTGTCGCCGGCGCGGCTCACTGCCATCCTGCGCGAGGCGGACGAAGGCAACCTGCTGCGCCAGCACGAGCTGTTCGAAGACATGATGGAGCGCGACGCGCATCTGGCCGCGGAGATGGGCAAGCGCTGCATGGCGATCCAGACCGTCGAGTGGGACATCGTGCCGCCGCGCAACGCCACCGCGGCCGAGAAGAAGGCCGCCGAGTGGGTCGAGGAGGTGCTGCGCGACCTGGGCGGCTTCCAGGATCTGCTGCTGGCGATGATGGACGCGATCGGCCACGGCTTTGCGCCGATCGAACTGGAGTGGCGCGTCGAGGGGCGTGAATGGCTGCCGCAGTGGCATGCCCGGCCGCAGACGTGGTTCCAGCTCGACCAGGCGCGCCGTGAGCTGCGTCTGCGCGACAACAGCGCAGACGGGGCGGTGCCGCAGCCCTTCGGCTGGATCATGCACACCCGCAAGCGCGCCAAGACCGGTTACATCGGCCGGCTCGGCCTGCATCGCGTGCTCGCGTGGCCCTATCTGTACAAGGCCTACGGCGTCGGCGACTTTGCCGAAATGCTGGAGATCTACGGGCTGCCCTTCATCCTGGGCAAGTACTACCCCGGTTCATCGAGCGAAGAGAAGAGCAGTCTGCTGCGCGCCGTGACCGCGCTCGGCCACGACGCCCGCGCCATCATGCCGGCGGACATGGAAGTCGAGATCAAGGAGCTCACCGGTGGCGGCAGCGGCCAGCCGCTGCACCTGCGCATGGTCGAGTGGGCAGACAAGGCGCAGTCCAAGGCCATCCTGGGCGGCACGCTCACCAGCCAGGCAGACGGCAAGACCAGCACGAACGCCCTGGGCAAGATCCACGAAGACGTGCGCGACGACATCCTGGTGAGCGACACCGACCAGATCGCCGCCACCCTCACGCGCGACCTGATTTACCCGCTGCTGGCGCTGAACATCGGCGGCATCGACGGCCTGCGCCGCTGCCCGCGCCTGGTGTTCGACGTCGAGCAGCCGGAAGACATCGAGCTGCTGTCGGAAGCGCTGCCCAAGCTGGTGGCCATCGGCATGCAGATCCCGACGAGCTGGGCGCATGCCCGGCTCAAGGTGCCGCAGCCGGAAGGCGATGAGCCGGTGCTCGCCACCGTCGCACCCGCGCAGCCGGAGCCGCCGCCCGGCACCCAGCCTGACGCCAAGACCGGCAAGCCCGCCGCGCTGCGCGGTGAGGTGCCGGAGGGCGACCCCTTCCCCGACCAGACCGCGCTCGATGCCGCCCTGGATGCCATCCCGGCCGGCGTGCTCGACGCCGACATGCAGCAGCTGCTCGCCCCGGTGTTCGAGGCGCTGGAGGGCGCGGGCGGCTTCGAAGAGGCGCTGGCAAAGCTGGGCGAGCTGTACCCGCAGATGACCGACCGGGCGCTGGAAGAGCGCCTGGTGAGTGTGATGTTCGCCGCCCAGATGTGGGGCGAGGCGAGCGCCTGAACCATCAGAAAGGAATCCGACGTGTTCTTCAAGAACCTGCAGATCTACACCCTGGCTGCACCGCTCGCCCTGAGCGCCGCCCAGCTTGCCGAGAAGCTGGCGGCCAAGGCGTTCCAGCCCGGCAGCAGCGTCGAGCTGCAGCGCATCGGCTGGATCTCGCCGCGCGATGACGACAGCCTGGTGCATGAGGTGGGCGGGCAGTTCCTGCTGGCGCTGCGCGCCGAGAAGAAGCTGCTGCCGAATGCGGTGATCAACCAGGTCACGCGGGCACGCGCCCAGGAAGTCGAGGAGAAGCAGGGCTACAAGCCCGGCCGCCGCGAAATGCGCGAGCTGAAGGACGCGGTCACGAACGAGCTGCTGCCGCGTGCCTTCCCGGTGCAGCGCGACACGCGCGTCTGGATTGACCCGGCGGCCGGTCGCATCGTGGTCGATTCGGGCACCAGCACCAAGGGTGACGAAGCGGTGCAGCTGCTGAACGAATGCGTCGAGCAGCTGGGCGCGCGGCCGTGGCAGACCGCGCTGTCACCGGTATCCGCGATGACCGCCTGGCTCGCGGCCGATGAGGCCCCGGAGGGTTTCACCATCGACCAGGACACCGAACTGCGCGCCAGCACCCAGTCGAAGGCCACCGTCCGTTACATGCGCCACGCGCTCGAAACCGACGACGTGCGCCGCCACATCGAAGCGGGCAAGCAGTGCACGCGGCTGGCGCTCACCTGGATGGAGCGCATTTCCTTCGTGCTGACCGAAACCCTCGCCATCAAGCGCGTGACGCCGCTCGACGTGCTGACCGAGCAGGAGGACGACGCGGGCAATGAGGGCGAGCGTTTCGATAGCGATTTCGCGCTCATGGCGGGAGAGCTGGGGCGGCTGCTGTCCCGGTTGGCCATAGCGATGGGTGACATGAACATCGGTTCTTAATATCCTGATTCACCATTTGCAACAGCATTTCCGGCGCAGTCGATGCCATTTGCTCTTATTCCTATATTTGCAATTTCTGCAGGGGTAATGCCAGCAGTTATTTTGATTTGAATTAAATCCTTCGATTGATTGCATGGTAATTCTAATTAGCTCGATCGAAATTCCTGCAATTGAAATAATATCTTGTAAACTCAGTCCTTTAATCATTTAAAAGTCCTTTTGGTTGCCTGAGAGAATCGCCACTCTTACTTGTTATACAACCGATTCCTTCGTTGTCAATAGCTGGCTAAAATATTTTCTTCCTTGTGTTTTGGGATTTTAAGCGCGGCAGTTTGACGTATGGTTTTCATATAAAGACCCTACCCCAGAGTCTGAGATTGTCAAGTCGGAGGGGCGATTGTTTGGCTCGTGGCCCAATTTGGCAGGCGATTCTTCGTGGTATGACTTTATGAATAAGCCGCTACTGAGGAATTTGCGGTCGTCGCGTTTCAGACACGCCGCGGCGTTATCGATCTGAGTAGGTATGCGATGTCTTCAGCCCGTTTCTCCCTCGCAATGAACCTCGCGCCCGAGCGCGCCGTCGAGTACTTCCGCTCGCGCGGCATGCGCATCGGTGCGGACTGGCGTGAGACAGCAGCGGCAGCGCGTGCCGGCGCGTTCTCGGTCGCGGCCGTGACCCGCGCCGACGTGCTGCAGGATATCCGGGCGTCGATCGACCGGGCCGTGGCCGACGGCATCACGTATCAAGACTGGCTCAAGACGTTGCGCCCGCAGCTGGCCGCGAAGGGCTGGCTGGGCAAGCACGTCACCGATCCGGCTACTGGCGAGATCCTGCCGGGCCGTGGTCTGCGGCCGCGGCACCTGGAAACCGTGTTCCGCACCAACACCCAGGCGGCCTATATGGCCGGGCGGTACAAGGCCATGGTGGAGAACAGCGACCGCCGGCCGAACTGGATGTATGTGGCGGTGCTGGACAACCGCACCCGGCCGCGCCATCGCAGCCTGAATGGCCGGGTGTTCAGATGGGATGATCCGGCCTGGGCGGCGCTGTACCCGCCGAACGGTTACAACTGCCGTTGCCGCGTGCGCGCCCTAACCGATGACGAGATGACGGCCGAGGGCCTGGCGCTGTCGCGGGGTGAAGGGCAGATGGAGACGGTCGATATCGACCTCGGCCCGCGTCGCGGCAAGCTGGCTGTCACCGGCTACCGCGACCCGCTGACCCGCGAGCTGTTCGCCCCCGACCCCGGCTTCGACCACGCGCCTGCCGGCAGCTGGGGCCGCGACGTGGCGCTCGCTCGCACCGTACAGGCCATCCAGTCGCCCGACATCCGGATGCAGACCTGGCAGGCGTTGAACAACAGCCCGGCGCGTGCCGGCGCCTGGCGCGACTTCGTGTCGCAGGTGACCAGCAGCCGTGGCGAGGCGGTGCGCCGCGCTGGCCACGTCGGCCAGGTGCTCGGCTTCGTCGATGACGGCATCGCCGACTTCGCCCGCCGCATGGGTGACGCGCGGGCCACCCGCGTGGCGGTGATGACCGAGAAGCAGCTGCTGCACGCCGACAGCGCGCGGCACGAGGCGGGCGGCATCCGGCTGGAGCCGGACGACTACGCCATGCTGCCGGGCATCGTGGCAAAGCCCGATGCGGTGTTCTGGGATCGAGACCACGGCAACATCGTGCTCGTGCGCTGGCTCGAGGGCGATATGGCGGTGTTCCTGCCGATCACAGCGGGGCGCGCGGAGAAGAAGGTGGGGCGGGTGGATGCGGTGGTGAATGCCTACCGGGTGCCGGCGGCGCGCTTCACGGATACAGAGCGCTTCGTGCCCATGGTCATGGTGGTGCGATGAAGGGCGGGGGTTCCGTGGCGGGTGGCCGGCTGTCCACCATCACTTTGCCCTTTGCGGGCTGCGGTCGCTGGCTCGCCGTCTGATTCCCAGCGGTCACCACGGATGTCGGGAGGATAGCGATGTTTGAAGTCGAGATACAAGCGGCCGACGCCCTGGCCGCGCTGCGCAACGTGGTCGACAACACGCGCCGCCCACGTGAACTGATGCGTGAGATCGCCGGCACGCTGGAGAGCGAGACGGAGGCGAACTTCGCCGCCCAGGGCAGGCCGGCCTGGCTCGGCCTGCACCCCGCCACGCGGGCGAAGCGAGGCGCCGGTGCGCAGATCCTGCAGGCCTCCGGCCGCCTGGCGGCAAGCGTGCTCGGCGACTACGGCGATGATTTCGCCCGCATCGGCAGCAATGTTGCGTATGCGGCGATCCACCAGTTAGGCGGGGAGACCGCGCCGCACGTCATCCGCCCGCGCTACAAGAAGGCGCTGGCATTCAATGGTCGCGTGGTGAAGAAGGTGAATCACCCCGGCAGCAAGATCCCGGCCCGCCCCTTCCTGCCGGCGGACAAGAACGGTCGCCTGCAGCCCGAGGCCGCGAGGGCCATCGACAGCGACGTGCAGGCCTGGCTGCGGACGATCACCGATGGCTGACCGCATTCCGATCGCGCCGACCTGCGCAGGTTGCGGCGCTGGGCTCACGCTCGAAGAGATGCACTGGTACGACCACGGAAACGGGTGCGCGACGTGCGAAGAGTGTGAATTGAAGTGGGGGCGGGAGGTGCAAGCCTGGTTGCTTGGGGCGGCCGGTGACGAAATGCCTGCACGGCCGTGCGATCAGCTCGCAAACCCGCGCCGTTGAGCCGCAATCGATTCTGAGCCGCTTTACAGCCCCGCCAAGCGCGTTTGCTACCCCGCGCAGCTATCGTCGGCCGTCCAGACATCCGATCGCGCAATGGCGGCCCGAGTAACGGGGGAGTAACGGGGCATTTTCGGGCGCACGAGGGTCGTGGTGCCGGGTTGAGTGTCGTGATACGTTGACCGCAGTCGCAGCCGCGCGTGGTGATGACCCTCTGAACCCGTTCATGGGGTAAGCCTCCCGGCCTGTCGCACACGATGTGCGACATGCCTCGCAAAGCCCCTTCCGCACCGGTCCCGCCGGCCCGTTTCGCCGCCCTGAGCATCACGCTCGGCGCGGACGGCCGCGCGCCCACCGAGATCATGCTGCTGCCGGCCGGTCGCTTCCGTGCCACCGACGGCAGCGGCCGCCCGCAGGACGTGCCGGCCGGCTGGCGCATGGATGCCGCTGCGGCTGCGCGGCTCATCGCACAGATCGGCGCCCGCGGCGCCGACACCGTTATCGACTACGAGCACCAGACGCTGGTCGCGCAGACCGCCGGCGTGCCGGCGCCTGCGGCCGGCTGGTTCTCCCGTCTCGAATGGCGCGAAGGCTCCGGCCTGTGGGCCACCGACGTGCGCTGGACGGATCGCGCCGCAGCGATGATCGCCGCCAGCGAGTACCGCTATCTCTCCCCGGTTTTCACCTACGACCCGGACGGCACGCCGAACCGGCTGTTTCCGGTCGCCCTCACCAACAACCCCGGCCTGGGCGCGCTGCCGGAGTTGTCTGCCGCCCTCACTGCGCTCATCGCCCAACACACGGAGTTCCCCGACATGGATCTGCTCGCATCCCTGGTGGCCGCACTCGGCCTGCCGGCCGGCACCGCCGAAGCCACCGCGCTCACGGCCGTGACCGCCCTCAAGACCAAGCACGACGAACTGGCGACGCGGGTCGCCGCGCTCACCGGTG